TCTGATTCCCACTATTATATGTAGCAAATGTAGTTATATCTATATCAGCACCAGCTCCAACATCTGGCAATACAAACACCTTGCCATTTAATAAATAATATACTGGGAATTCACCGGTTGCGTATTCGATACTGTCAGACTCACTAGCACGATGTCTTTTCTGTGGAGGAATAATCTTACATGGTTTACTGCCACGACTTACATCTACAACAACAGAAGAATCAAGCGCAAGCCCAGCAGTTGGCACGGCAGAATCCTTAGTAAATAGCCATAGCTCTGCTGGATTCACAAGTGTTACCCTGCGAATTATATCCGTTGCGCCTGCCTCTAGGGCAGTACCAAGGTCTGTTAGAGAGACTGGTATAGTCCCTACCAAATCCTCTACTTGAGTTAGAAAACTCATTTAATCTCCTAATATAAGAATATTACACCTGTAACATTGACTTTAATGGCGGCAAATGGATATACTCTTCCACCTCCCAAATTAATAATCGCCTCAGAGCCATCAGCAAATGTTACTGTGCAATCTTGGTCTGTTAATACGCCCGTATTGGCCGGTGCCATTATTGCCCTGCAGGGTTTGACTTCCTCGCCAGACACTGCTATCACCGATTTCCAATACGGCGCTACTGATTCCTGTACTGTTCTTGCTTGACTTCCATATGCCATTTTTGCCTCCTGCCCTAAGCCATGACGGGCGTGAACGGGCTTGTATTGTTAGTGTTATTTTTTCTTTCCACCCGGCTTTTTCGCCGCTGGTTTTGCTTTTGCTTTTGCTTTTGCTTTTCCTGCTGCTACTTTTGCTACCGTTTTCCCTGAACCAGCCTTTTTGTTAGTACGGGTTTTTTTTAGCGTTTCGTATTTTTTTTTCTTTTTTGATACTCTCATTGATTACTCCTAGTTAGCCACGGTAACAGATAACGGTTGGCGTCTCTGTTCCGGTTGGGTTGATTGAGCTTTTTACCTCTATGGAATTAAAACATCCATCTATAACTCCGCTTTGTGGGAGCCAGACCGATACGCTGTCCCCTAAGTGTGAGGTTAAGCGTATTTCAATATCACCCGGGTCTGTCACAATCCATTGGTGATAGTTTACAGGGTCGCCTAAGCCACCTCCATCTTCTTCATTAAATATGTGGATTAATTCACCGGCAGGCTTGGTTACATTTCTTATATATACCCAAGTGCCAAATTCTTTGTGATAAACATTTGATGCATCATCGGTACCGTCAGTACCAATATGATGTACTTTACTATCTTCTATAATTTTGTCGAAACCACACTGCCCGAGACCTACATTGCTCGCCTCGACCCCGTTATATTTATACATACCGCTTGTAGCCATATTCACCTCCTACTCTAAGCACTGGCCGTGCATGAATGAGTTAGTAACCTCCCCCACCGTAGCAGGGGAGGCAGCTATTTAATTAACTATTACTTCCAAAGTGCATGACACTCAGGCATGGACCATTCAAATCCGCCCTCCGTGAGAATCATGTCAACTCTTTTATCTGTACCAGTATTCTCAAGTGTCTGAACACCAACATATACAGATGTGTCACGATTTACGCCGTTACCTACCAGCGGACGCCATTTCACATAGTCCATGTTACAGCCCAGAATCTTAACACCACTATTATCTAGTGCAATACAGCGAGACATATTAATGTCGCCATATGGTGTGAAGATTGTTGAGAAGTCAACACCAAAGGCTTTCTTTCCACCCTTGACTGCGAAATCCCATCCTGAGCCGGTTGTAGAGCTATCAGCTATCGTAAGGTTTGCACCTAAATAGCCAGCAGCAGCACCGATTTTATGTAACCAGTTATACACTTCAGTGTTACAGAAGAACATCATGCGTTTTGAGTTATTATACCGTGGGTCAACAAGCTGACTAATATCGTTCAAAAAGTCATCTTGGTTTTTTGCTGCATCCCATGTAAACAAGTTACTGTTTGATAATACATAATCAACAGCACCCTGAGTATAATTAACGCTGGAAACGGTTTTCTGACTACCAAAAAGCGCAGTCTGTTCTATTTCCCATTTATGTTCAATCAGTTTATCACGCCAAAGCCGTGCCCACTCATCCTGTTCATATCTCAGGGAGGTTGCCCGTGCAGTGTTTGACATACCAAACTCAGTTCTGAATATTTGAGTTAACCCATATCCAGTTGAGTAAGGCTGGTCAGACCAGTTAGCTTCCATCAGAGTTGAACCCTCTCCATATGCAGTACCCATAACATAACTACGCTTAATTTCTAAGTGTTCAGCTATTGAGTTTGTGTAACCGGCGTTTGGAGTAACATCAACAACAAGTACATCACCTGCAAATGGTGTTAGATGTGAGTTGTCAGCAATTGGAGCTTTAACAATAACGCACTTAAGCTGAACAGCCTCATAGAAGTTAGCCTGCGTATAGCCTGAGGCAAGTGTTGCCGTTTCAAGCCAGCCGCCAGCAACAGATGCTGTATCTGAAGCACCACCAGCCGTTCCGTCATCTACTGCGTTTGCAACATAACCTTTAGCCACATCAGTTACCTTATAAAGGGCGTAGTCTTTAAAAGCACCGCCAGTAGTAGCTGAGTAATTAACTTTAATCACCTGATTAGGTAAGTAAAATTCAGGTCTTGTTCCTGCATCACCGATGTCTGCACCATCTTGACCAATAATGTTCTGGATATTGCCTTGAGACAAATAATCTGCAGCCATATACAAAATCGTATCAGTTATGTCCATATGTCCATCAATTGCAACACCATCATTAAGAGCCGTCGTGTCCACATCAGGAGCTGCAACACCGGATGTCATAATGCAATATCCATATCGCTTCATCCATGATTGACGCTTCTCTGTGAATTTAAACTGGGGGTCGTCGGTTGACTTTTTCCCTATCTTTGAGACTAGTCGGAAAAAGGGTGTTTGGTCTATCATTAGTTCTGTAAACTTTTCAGAGAAATTATATTTTCTCCGCATTTCACCAGTATTTGGGGAACCCCCAGCTATACCGGTGACATCGCCTAGAACTCTATCTTGTCCGTAATTTAATACGCTCATTGTCTACCATCCTTTCTTAAGAACGACAGCAGACCTTATATAGGTCTACGAGTCGAACAGGTTATCAGTATTTACACTTTTGATGTAATCAAAAATGCGGTCATCTTCAGTGATACTCTCCGTATCAGCATTACCTGTTGCACTCGCCGTTGTAGGGGCTTGACGAACCGACTTCATTTGGTCCATTACATCCTTCTTTGTGCTTTTAGACACATTTTTCTTAATCTTGTCCTGATTAAGAATGGTGTAAATGTCATCATATGAAATCTGGTGCTCATCAGCCTTAGCCATCATATCGGCAAATCCTTCTTCACTCATACCCTTGCCTACCATCCACTTGCGAGCTTCAGTTCTAGTCTGACGCTGGTTTTCACTCTGCGTCATTTTTTCATTTATCTGTCTCTCGCTCTGTCCAACCTTTTCAGCCACAATTCTCCCAACCGCACTTTCAAATACTTTTGCAGAGGTTGAATTACGGTCGGTCATAGCCTCATCTGGGTCGAAGATAAAATCATCTGGCAGATTATTTACTGGCTTAGAACCGCCTTCAAGGTAGTCTTGGACATGTGTAATAAGTCCGGGGTCTTTTTTCATCACATTAATAATAGCATCGTACTGAGAATTTTCCTCAGCCTTTACTTTCTGTGACTGTGCTTCCCGTGAAGAATCACTGTAACGCTTTTTATACGGATTGTCATCATCATCCCAATCAATACCATCACTTCTGGAGTCCGGTTGCGTTACCGCAGCGGGAGTTACCTGCTCTTCTGGTGGATTGTCCTCGTAAATCGCTGGATTTACGTCCCTCTCAAGGTCTTCAAAGAAATTATCAGAGTCACCAACTGATTCGGCCACTTGGTCGAAAAAGTCATCTGAGTTACCTTTAGTTTCCATTATGTCTCCTTAATTTGTTACTTAAGTTACTTCTTTTCGCCATTTGTTTCCAAACGCTTTGTTTGTAAATTTTTCTGCAACTCATCCTTGTATTTCTGCTTCTCGACGGACATTTCATAATTATACCTGTCCTGATTAGCTTTATTTACTGCAGCATCACCTTTAATTTGTGCACCGGTATCAACAACCTTCTTACGCATATCATGTTCCGCTTGTCGCACTTTGTCCTTAATACCCAGTTGTATCATCTGACGCTCAAGGGTTTCAATAGTTCCCTCTTTATCTTTAAGAGACTCTTCGAGTTGAGCGTTTTGGCCCTGTAATTCAGAATACATACTCTTTCTCTTAGCTATATTCTCTTTGTTTTTAACATCAGTCTCAGCTAAAACAGCTATATCATCTATAACCCCAAGCTGCATAAGCTCTTTAAGCTCGCCTAAATATGCCCAGCGATTAATCGGCATTGACTGTCCCGCTATCACCCTGACATCAAACTGGGCTGATGGGTAGTCATTCCACTTTCCGACAGCGTCTCCCATATCATTATATATAGGAATGTTAAGTTCAACCTCTCTCTGTTCACTAAGGGCATTGGGCTGAACAAGCCTTAAAACCTTGTGAGCTTTATAAATTGATTGTGCATAGTCTTTTACCACCTGACCAAGTCTGGTGAGTCCGTTTTTAACACCACCCTCCATCCAAGCTTTAACCCTACGAGTACCATACTCATCGTTAGCCAGAAGGCCTTTATAGGTTTCGTGCTGAGACCCGGTATCCCCCTGCATAGCTGAATATATACCAGCCAAGTATTCCATATCGCCTTTACCCTGCTCAACTATATTTACAAATGCAGAAGACAGTTGTGCGGGCAAGACCGGGGAAGGGGATTCATATCCTGAATTTACAGGGAGTAATGCCCCGGGTGCAGCCGAGTATTGCTCCCAGTGGTCAACATCAATCGAACCATCAACATACATCCAACGCAGGGAGGAGCCCAGTGAAGCGTTGTGTACCATTAATTGATGTGCCTTATTTAATTCTTTTTGCTTCCCAATAAGGGGAGCAACCGCACTCATTGGATAAGGGGTGCCTGTATACTTATAGCTTATTGGAATGATTGGAAAATCATACCCCGGCAGAACAGAATCCTGTATATACTGGTCACCGATAACAATTGATAGTTTAATTCTAGTATCATAAAACTTTGTGGCTTGAATTACGTTCTCTTTTAAGGACCCCTTCATTTGTATTTTAAATTCTTTCTCAGTAATAACAGCCTGTTGCTCGTCGGTTGCAGCTTCCATTGCTTCCTGCATTAACTCTTCCTGCTTTGCCTGATAGCCGGCCTCTGTAGCCTGTTGGAGTTTTTCAGCCTCACGCTGGAACCTTGATTCTATCATCTCCCCGCCTTGGACCTGCTCCGCCATCTTCCTCATAGTCTCTTCAACCTCAACCTCTGTCTCTTTCTTAACCTGTTCAAGCTGCATCATAACGCTCTGCTGTATCTGCCCTATTTCTTCCGGAGTCGGTTCAACACGATAAAACACATTCATATATGGAATGGACAGCTTCTCATACAATTCATAGTAATCAATTAAAAGCTCATCCTCTCCAAGCATGGAATATCCTTCAGACACATCTTTATACTGAAAATCATGCTCATCGGCTTTGTCTGCAAAGCTCTGGTGGGTAGGATACTGTGAGGATGCACTTTTAATTTTATGCGTCTTCTCTGGGTATAACATCTCTAGTTGGGCCCGTGGCAATATCTTGTGTACCATTATATAGGCGGCATCTGTATATAGTGGGTCTCTAGATTGTGGGTCCACATATACATCGAAAGGTTCAAGGGTTCTAATTTTAACTTCCCCCATACCACGGTCGTCATTTGGGTCAACATAAACTTGAAAATATCCCACAGATTTTGTTACAGCATCTTGAACAATCTGGCTCATAACATTCTTTCCATTAGATATATACCAGATATAGTCGGCCACCTCTGCGTGTACTGCGGCAACATCACTATCCGAGCCCTCAACGCCAATAGCCTGCCACTTAGGTTCATTGGCTGTTGCATAAAAGGTAAGCATTTCTACAATAGGAATAATTCTGTTAATAGTAAATGTAGGCATCCCCTGACTCTCAAGGGATTCCTTTTCTATCTTGGTTAGCTGATTGTCAAGGTAGAAGTTATGACCCTCCTGATTAACCGTCTCCCATCTCTGTCTTGTGTTCCCGTTTAATCTTAAAAATAACTGGTGTATCTGCTTTGCCTTATCTGTTTGCCTTGCCATCTTATCTCCTTATGCTACCACCCATGATTTTGGTTGTGGTTTCTTTTTATAATAGTGCCCTTCTCTCTTTTCAAGTCCCACTGGGAGCGTTGCATACTTAACTGCATATGCTAGGGCATCAATTGTGTCGTCATGTCCCATTCTGGGACCAAACTGTAATATCTCATGCTGAAGGTCATACATGTGTTCTTTTATATGTATAGAACCAATAGACATTCTTTGAGCCAATACTTCTTGTATTCTATCCCTTTTTGACATTCTTGTTCCCGGCTTTTCTGGCCGGAACTTAACCGAGAAATCATTTCGTCTACGCATCTCTGACATTAGTGATTGAAAGATAGGTCTTGACATTGTGGTCTCTTCAATTGTATGTAGGTTGGGATGATATATTAAATTGTAATCGAATAAGTAGTCTACTATTCCTTTTTTATTTTCACCGGGGATTCCAAGAACTGGCAGGGACCGTTTTCTTACATAATCAAGCACATATATATTACTATCCACATCAATAGCAATATACATAAGCACACTAAAATCACTGTCCCTGCGCTCACTGTCCGTGGCCGGGTCCACACCCACGTATACGTTCACCGGTTTCATTTCCCCATCAATTTGTACATAACTAATTTTTCTATCAGCATCCCACTTATAAGTCCCGTTCCAATATTTAATGTGTCGCATGTTGAAAATGGAGTCTTCTGCGCTCTGAACCTCCATGTGGTATTCCTGCCAATACTTTTCAGGCTTCCCGGAATCGGTATAAAATTTCTTTTTCTCTTCCAGCTTTG